ACCACGTACAACAATCGTCACATCGTCAGCACCAGCAGCAAGCGCAGCATCAGGAAGGTCAAGTCTGTAGACGCCCGGCATATTGGTAGCGTCAACCTCCGCAAAGCCGCCGGATGTCCACGCCTGTGCGATTGTACGGGCTACTAGAGGAATAGATACGCTTGCAGTCCTAGTGCGGTTGTATCTGGCTGATAGACCGCTTGTGGAGGCTGTTAGACCTGTAGCACCGAGGTAGAGTTCAATACTTTGTGATGTTGAGCCGGGAGCGATTGTGATTGTAGAGGCGTTGCGCTCTGTTGGAAGATACGCACCTATTGCCTGATTGCTAAAATATTCAATCGGTCCCATCGTCGGAGTTGATGGAGCCAGCCACGTCACGCCGTAAAAGTCTGTCGTGTCTGAGTTTGTATTGATACCAGCATTCTGTGATGCAGACGAGCTGTGATTTGCCCAAAATGGAAGATTAGCCCATCCAGATAATCTAGACATAGTGAAATCAGGGCTAACAAATGCTCTTGCAAGTGATCCTGTACCCGTTGCTACATTTGTGCGTTCTGTTGTGCAGTTGAAAATATTATAAGATTCAACAAAGTCACCAGTCGCAGTTGAAGAAATACCATTTGCCGTATCAAAAATGCAGTTCTGTACTACAACCGGATATGTAGTATTTACTCTTGCGCTGGTCTGAGGTCTTATGCCTGTATTGCCAACAAACCTACAGTTAACTACTGTGATCCCACCAAAACTCTGAGTAGTACCTCCGGCATCAATCCTCAAACACTGATTGGTTGCAGTGGATGTATTTGGATTCATAAACAGACAATTGCGAATCAAAGACTGTGAGTTGTAAGCAGCTCCAGAATTAGTTGTTTGAGTTAATTCCGTATATCCAAGAAACACACAATCTTCGATTAATGGACCACGATTACCATTTGCAACAGCAAACACGTTTGAATAGTTATCAGCGGACTGAGTATAAGCATAAAAACCACATCGCCTGATAATTTGATATGTACCACTGAAGCTCACAACTAATCCAAATGCTGGACTGCCACCTAACCTATAACCAACAAATGACACATCTTGTACAGTCACGTAACTTCTAGATGTGCAAGTAAAAGTAGCACCTGTTGCAGTTACATTGTCAGTAAAATTTGTAATAATAACTGGCCCTGGAGTCACACCACTAAACAGTGTCCCAGTTGGATTACCAGCAATTGTAATACGTTGTCCTTCGCTTGATGGGCTTGTAAACGCAGCTGTGAATGATCCACGATAAACACCGGGCGCAATATACAAAGTATCGGAGGGAGCAATCCCGGTCGCTCCTATTGCTTTTCCTATTGTCTGCCACGCTTGGTTTGTTGCGGGTCCAGTGCCAGCATTTGAATCACTGCCATCAGTCCTAACGTAATAAGTAGCCATTACTCGGCATCTCCACTGACAATCTGTTGAGCCATAATCACTGCGAACTGTTGCACGATGCCATACTGAAACTGCTCATCCTGCGTCACCCACCAGACATTAACAGACGTACCGTCAACACCAAACGTGCCGAGGATATTCCCGTTGTCATCTTCGATGTCACCAAAGACACGCCAGTCAGTGCTTGGTGCAGGTTCCTTTTCGATGCGGAAGTTTTGCAGGTTCATTTGCCCACCTTCAACGAGTTAGCCTGCACACCCTTGAACGGCATCGTCAAGAAGCCCAGCGCAGCAGACATCGCAGCAGTGAATCCAGCCGCTACAGCCTTGCTCCCGTACAGTGCCATCACTGCTCCAAGCTCGGCGAGCGTGTCTGCTTCAGCTGTGCGGATGCCATCGCCGAATACAGTCGAGAAGGACGCCGCGAATGCGACCAGGACAACAACCAACAATCGCGGAATGGATATTGAATTCATCTTTGCAAACTCCCCTCGATCATCGCGACACGACTCTCGAGTTTACCGAGGCGCTCCTCGATGCGTCGCACTTCCTGTGCCTGTCCAGACAATGTGGCATTCACGTTCTCGAGCTTCACTGTCAGCACATTGATGCTCACCTGTAGTTTGGTATAGGTCCCGATGACGGCCCCCAATACCAGGACAAGTTGTCCAATCAGCGCTACAACGACCTCTAATGTCATACCATCTCTCCACTGTACATCTTCACTCTAATATGGTGGCACAGTGGGATATCTCGCATCACACAGTCGGTTAACCGTTTGACCTTGAGCGGAGGGCGATTGTTTGACTGACTTCGTTCGAGTGTCCCCAATCGCTTCCGATCACTTCGTAGTATGGCGCGAGGTTCTGCGGATTCCCGGATGTATAGATTCGGTCATCTGCCTTGACTTCGACCTCTGGTGAACACGTCAGTGTCCATGTTCCAGCCTGCTCAATCATGCCGCCGACAATGCCTTCAGAATCGCCTGTGTTGGCGATTGTGGCGCGAATCTCAGCCACCTGTATCCAGTGTTGGCTGATGCCTCCGATACCGTCAGACTGGTTCACGTTTCGCCAGATCTGCACACGGTCGGAATAGGCGTAGTTCGCGAGCGCGACTTTGAGCGCGGTAACGTATGGCGCCGGAATCATACGAACACCATTGGCGAATACCGCTTAGCCTGGTCGAGACAATGCTCACGGAGTGCGGACATCTTTGCGTCTACCTGACCATCCTTCACATCGATGAGATGCGTGATGCTGGATGCTTTACGGATCCATCCCTGTCGCGCAGCTGCGCGGATGTCATAGCGTTCGTTATTGGCTGGACCGATGTCCTGCCACAGGAGGTCGCCGCTTCCGTCGTTCACCGTGTAGTTCAGCGTCTGCGTCCACTGTGGGAACTGCGGTTCGGTGGCGCTCGATGTTCCTGCGATAACGCACTGGTACAGTCGACCATTCGCGACGGTTGGAATCACGATGTCGCCAACCACGTAGGCTGTGGAAGCAGTCCAGACCGACCAGCGTGCGTGGTCGTCGACAAGCTGCTGAAGTGCAGTCGAATCGAGCTGTGGATATTGGTCAGATGCGACCATCCATGCGAGGCGTTCAAGTGCTTGTGTCCGTGTGTATGGCATGAGCGATTCCTAGTAAAACAAAAAGGGAACGGGAATGGTATCCCGCTCCCCTTGACTGCGAAGTCAGACAGCCTACGAAGCGGCAGCCTGGAGAACGATGATGGAACCAGGGACCTGATCGGCCACGGTTGCAGTGACGTTTCCGACGTCGAAGCAGTTGAACGCATAGCGCTCGGTTGCCTTGAACGTGAGTGCATCCTCGACGAACTTCACCTGGTCAGAAACTTCGACCGTAACACCACGACGATCGCCGAACGCGACACCCTTGGAGAGGTCTCCGAGGACTGCAAGCGTCTTAGATACGCCGGTTGCACTTGGCATGTTCTGAACGAACGAGATCGGAATACCGAACAGTGTTGGTTCAGGACCGTATGCATTCTGGATGTCCATGATGGAGTTTCCAGAGAGTGCAATCAACTTGTCTGCGACAGCGTTGTAGAACACGTTCTTGTGCATGTACCAGCGTGGGTTCGTGGCGTATGGCTGAAGCTTGCCGACCATGGACTGGAAGTTCGCGAGCGTAAAGCTCGAGAGGTTGGTCTGTGATCCGGATGGTCCGACAACCATGGAGGCAATGCTCGAGAAGGTTCCGGAGAGAGCCTTGATGCGAGGCATGATTCCAGTGATGGAGCCATACGTGGATGTACCGTCGCCCTGGAATGCAGCTGCATCTTCAGCGAGTGCGAGACCGTATGCGAAGTCCTGTGCCAAAGTAGCACCGAAGTCGATGACGGTGTCCTCGTTGAGTTCCTTAGAAACGATGGTCAGGATGGCGAGTTTCTTGGCTGCGAGTGCGACCTGCGTGAATGCGATGTCGGATGCAGTGATTGCAGTGGCTTCACCAGGATAGTAGGTCGTGGTCGAAGTCGATGCATTCGGGACATTGAGGACATCGGATGTCATCGGATAGATGCGGCTGAAGCGACGTGCTACACCGTACTCGTTGCGGAGCCAGATGAGGCTGGACGAAACGATTTCAGGAACAGTGTATCCACCCTGTCCGTTGTCGCCTTCGGTCTGTGACTTGACGCCATTCTCAGCGCACCATCGTGCAGCCTTAGCATTTCCGAGGACTTCGCCACGGACCCACTGTCCGAAGGCGTATGCCTTGAAGTTTGCCTCTTCACGAGTACCAGGGAATGGGTTACGGGTTACACCACCGGACTTCCATGGCTCAGCCTTAGGCGCTTCAGAAGCGACAGGAGCAGGAACATTGCCGAACTCCTTGAGCATCTCGATGCGCTCAGAGAGGGACTTTGCATTTGCATGGAGGCGAGTGGCTTCGGCCATATCTCCACCGTTGATGAGGACTTCCTTAGCGGCAGCGATTGTAGACTGGCGCTGTCCTTCGAGCTGTTCGATTGTCATTGACTTAACTCCAAGATCATGAGCTCACGAAGGAGAGCGGACTTCGCTTCCTCGATATCGCTCGAATATTCGACGATGGTTTCTTCCGTCTCGACCGCTTGCTCTCCAAGCTCAGCCCAGATGGTTTTTGCGAATCTTGTCGACTCGCTACGTGAGAGACGGACTGCATCCCGCAGGCGTCGCTCCACTTCACGGATGGACGTAGGACGCTCGAGCATAGCCTTCAGGCTTTGCGCTTCAGCGACCGGGTCCTTCACTTTGCTGTTCAGTTCCTTCGCACGGTTGGCGAATGCATCGATGATGGCATCCACATGTCCACTGCCGAGTCCACCGTCATATGCAGCTGTAACACCAGCACACAGACGCTCGTAGAGCGCCTCGAGTCCTTCGTGGACCATCTCCTTGTCGAGGTCGCCATAGACAGACTCGACGAATGTCGCCACGTCTTCTCCTGGCGCGACAGGGATAATCATCTCTTCTTCTTCCATGCCTTCTCCATCCATCTCGCCATACATGTCCTTGAGGCTTTTCACCATGTTCATCGGTTCCGCCGGCGTCGGCGTGAGCGATGCCTCACCGATTGGCCAGCGTGTGATTTCGTATCGGCCATCAGCAGACTTCTTGCGCTCGACCATGTGACCAGTGGCGCCGGAGGAATATCCAAGTTTGCCAGACTTCGCGAGGTCGGCGATCATCTTCTGATATTCATCAGCCATCTCGACCTGTGCTTCGTACCAGAGACCTTTTTCATCCATGGTGATGTAGCCGGTACCGATGCGAGACTTCCCGATTGTTCGGTCCTGTCCGTGATGATAGTACAAGTTCATCGGGACACGATCGCCTGACTTCATCGGTCGACCGAAGTCGGTCTCCTTCGTGAAGTAGTCGCCCTCGAGGTCCTGACCGCCGAAGCGTACCAGGTAACCACGCACACGACCGGAATCGTCCGCCTTGATTGCACTCCCGAAGTTCACCAGTGTCTGCATCATAAATCCCTCAATGGCACAACGACTGCCTGTGGACCCCATAGGTCGTTTGGAACAACCTTCCCGAAGTCCGACAGACTGGTGCCTGTTTCCCACATCCTATACCGTGACGGTCCGAGCACCTGTCGACGTTGCGCTTCTGTCAACATCATAAACTGCTCATCCCTCGTCGGAAGTTCCGGCGCTTCGTCGAACGCATCCGGGTCGAGCCCAGCGAGTTCAGCATACGTCGGAGTGATTGGGACTATCGTACACCTACAGTTTGGATGCGATGGAACGATTGTTGCAACAGGGTTCGGTTGTCCATGCAATGCCCAGCATACGGGACACACGTTAACATCACCAGCAGACACGCGAGACCAGCCACGCACGATGGACAGATTCGCTTCGAATGTCTGTCGCTGTGCTTCGCGGTTGGCTCGAATCATCTCTGTTCGTGCGATGGTTGCAGCTCGTGATGGTGCAAGCGTCTCATACGTCCGCGCCATACGACGAGCGACCTGTAGCGGGTTCATTCCCTGGGCGACACCGATGGTAACGTGGTCGCGTGCAAATGGTCCGATGGCTTCGTATAGTGCCGCGAGCGGTGAACCATCAGCCGCGAAGCCGACCACATTCGTGATGGCTTCGACCGGTAGTCGGTTCCAGTTGAGATCGATGGCCATGCTCACCGAATCAGGGACACCAGCCACAGCACGCACGAGGTCCTCCTGCATTTCCAGGGAAAGTTGAATCGCGCTTCGCTGTCCGTTGCTGGCGATGTCGGTCGCTCGAGGAGCGAACTCTGCGACCTGTCTCGCCATCTGCTCATTCAATGCCGCGAGGCGCACCTGGTAATCATTCAGTGCCGTGACATCTTCGCCTGCTGCCTGTGCTTCCTCGATTGCCTGAGTTATCTCCTCGAGGCGCTGGAGGTTGTCTGCTTGCAGAACGCCATACGTCCTCCGCATCTCAGCGAGCGCGGAATCTTCGCGAGCACGAAGCCGGTTCCGATACCGCTCATTGACTTGATAGATGTCAGGCATCGGCGTCTGTCAGCTCGTAACCATAGTACGGATGATAGGACTTCCCGTTCTCCTTCGGCGCCATGCGCTTCAGAATCTCTTTGCGTGCAGCTGTGGCCCAGCGATATCCAGCATTACCGCCCCATGCAGCCCATGCTACGCGACCAGCGGATGGATAACCTTCTTCACCTGGTCGGAATCCTTCCGCTTCCTTGTCTACTTCATGACGTCGGAAAAAGGAATACATCCGAAGGACAGTCGACTCGCTGAGTTTCTCGCCAGCGATGATCTGGTTCGCCCTGGCCCATGCCACAGCAGTTCCACCATCACGACCAGCATCACGCCACTCGATGGCGCGT